TTATCAAAGAGATAAGCCCGTCGTTTTCTGCGAAAAAGACGGGCTTATCTCTTTGATAATTCCTGATGTTGAAAACACAGTGTTTTCAAGGCTTTTGTGTGTCATGTGTTAGTCACGCATAGAACCACACACCAATGATTTTAATAATCAGGTGACAAACTCAAATAAACATAGTACAGTTCATCAGACAATTCCTTTTCAATATCCATATCCGGTTTACTCCAAAGATATGACTTGATTTCACGCATTGCACGTGTTTCATCATCCGGTGTTGCACGTTTATTCATTATCTTATTGATCAACCCTGATATCCTCTTTTCAGATTCCTGAAGGAACTTCTTTCCTTCAGGTGTCAGTTCATTTGACATACCAAAACCGTTCTTGACCTGTTTGATGTATCCTTGCTGTTCTAACCATGCAGGATCATCAACCATACCAGTCAAGGATCTGTATTCCAGTTCTTCATCTGAAAAGTATTTGTGCAAAATCTTTTCTATCTCATTCATCAAACTTTGATACCACTATTCACATTTTTCATATATTCCTGAAAAGCTAACTTTGCTTCAGATGGTGCGTCCGGTCTTATTCCCTTGATTCCACCATAATGAACACCATCAAAGTCTTCATCATCTTCTTCAGGATAGAATTCAAGATAATCCCAGAATTCTTTTACATCTTCATATCTAATCATACATTCATACTATTACATGATCCGCTAATCTTCAAGTTCAGATTCACCTTTGAACACCGGAACATATAAGTTTAGATCCACGGAATTATCATATGCACCCTGCATCCGTGCAAGTCTATCAATCGCATTGATGATATCTTTCAATGATGGTTTCTTGGTCTTTGTAATAGCCTTGGAAACACCATAACCGACACCAACCACAACAATGACTTCTTCCAGTGTTTCACCACGGATGATTGCGGTCAATCGTTCTTGCATTTCCTCTGCATCTGCAATTTTGCCGGATGCAAAACTATCTGATATTTCCTTCAAATAGTTCTGAATGTTTTCCTGATTCAAAAGCCTTGCACCCTGATTCTTTGCGGTTCGCTCTGAATATCCGGCACGGATTGCGGATTGTTTCGCATTTCCACTATTAGCATATTCAAGGCAGAACTTTATTTGTCTTGCTGTCAATTCTGACATTCTGATCACTTCCTTCATAACGTGCTACAATGTCCAAAATCTTTTGATAGTGCGTGTTATCATCCTTGGATAACCATTTATATATTGTCTTTGCAGTAACACCGCAAAAGGCGGATAATTGCCTTGCAGTGATACCTTTCTGATCAATCAGTTCCTTTTGTCTGGTGTGGTGCAAATTCCATTTCTTTTTTCTTTTGTCATCGGTAGAAACCACTTCCAGTGATATCTTCTTAACACCATCAACTGATAACAGATCTTCAACCTGATCATGATCCCTGATCACGGTATATTCTTTGTTCCTGAATGAGAATGTAAGTTTATAAACCATCTTGTATTGCTTTCAATCGTTTATCTAAATCAATATGTTTTTCCGCTATCAATTCAACTGGTGAAACAAAACCATTTTCTTTATAGGTCTTCAATCCACCATGATATGCAAACCCACAATCATAATCATTCAGATCTGCAAGCATCTGAATATAATCCAGTTCACGCATTTTCTTTAATGATTGTTGTTCAAGATAACCAACCGTTGAATCAGATATATCCATATTATCGGCAATCTCTTGTTGTGTCAGATTCAATTTATACCGCAACAACATGATTGTTTTCTTCCGATCATCATTCAAATCATCAAGACAATTCCAAATTGATGACATCAACCGTTCTATTTCACAATCAATATATTCTTGTTCCAAATCTGTATCATCCGAAAGGGTATCACTAATAGTAAACGAATCATCACCATTTCTTCCGGTGTTTATGGTTTCATCAATTCCAATGCACCAATTCATTTTGACCGCCTGAATGAGAAGATTATATTGATCCTTGTTTAAATCCAAAGCCTTCATGATTTCATCTGGATCCGATGAATTTAATGATTTATATTCCTTCATCTTGTTCATTATCCAATCTGGTAAATGAATTGATCCGTGGTTTCTCTGGATATATTTCAAACAAGAATACTTTATATATGGGTGTGCAAATGTCATGAACATGGATCCGTTGGTTCCGTGATATCTTTCTGAAGCGGTCTTTAATCCAAAGAATGATTCTTGCATCAGGTCATCAATACCAACTGCACCAAACACCATATATCTTGAACATATTGTTTTGATTGTGTGTTCATTTTGTTGGTATAGGATCCCAAGGTTTTCAGTGACATTCACACCTTCCTGAATCAATCTAACCAGTTCTTCATTACTCATGGATCACAACCTTCCTACAAAATGATAAAAGCACAATGATTGCGGAAGAGTTATCAAAAGACCGCAATCACTGTACTTTCATCAAAAGCGTATCTGCAAGAACAAAAGGAATGAAATGAATGGGTTTCCTTTAACAGATACAATTTCACAACCTTCAAAGCATCCAGTTAACTATCAAGGTTTGAAACACTGGCATCTTCAAAGCGACTATCACAAAATGCGGTGATGACTGCATCATAAGGAATGATTGTTGTTGAACCATCCTTCCAATTCAGAAAATGATATCCGTCAATCCCATCACTGAAGAAACATTTGTGAAGGTTGCTTCTGATATCGGAAAGATCTTCCTGAATATCATCAATCGTCACTGGTTTTGTTTTTATCTTCAGATAGTCGCATATAGCACGGTACGCATAATAATTGTTTCTATACGCATCAACCACAGTTTCAACTTCAACCTTGGAAGGTTCCTTGATCTGCTTCAGGGCTTCAAGTGTTGCGGTAAAATCTGCTGGAACCGGAACCTTCACAATTTCCTGAACCTTTGCATCAATACCATCAAGGATTTCAACACACGCATTGAAGTTTGTTTCTCTGCTTTCCTTCAGTGTGTCATTGTAGACTGTCTGAACTTCTTTTGTTTTCTCTGCAAGTGTTGCACCGATATAGTTTTCTCTGATCTGAACCAGTGCGGATTCAAGAATATTCTTTGCACTGATTACGGTGTCATAATATGACTGTAATGCAACTGTAATTCCTTCTAACATTGTTTTCCTACCTTTCAATAAAACTCTTTATTTCACCTGACAAATAATGTTTAACTGGTGTCAGCGTTCCTGATTTCACATTGACACCACGGATCCGATTCATCCGGTCAACCATCTGATCAAGTGATCTTTGTGTTCTCTGACCGGAAACCGTCTGTTGTTTTCTGTAAATATCACACTGTTCTTCAAAAGTCTTTTCCATGTTTTACAAGTCTTTTAGTTTGCTCTCTATTATTTTCTGAATCTTCGGTTTCAATGATTCAAACGCTTTGAAGAACGGTCTGTGTCCGGACTTTCCGGATGTGGAATACCATTGACCAGTTTTCTTGTCCTGATATTTCCACGGAACATCTTTCCGTCCGTCACCATTGATTGCATGAATACCAGTTCCAAATTCTTCCCAGATAGCATTTTCATAATTGGATCCAACTGTTGCGGTCAAAGAATCATCATCAACATGAACTTCCTTGAAGGATCCTTTTGTTTGTCCGGTGTCATTTCTTCCGGCTTTGTCATAATTCCTTACGGTCTGTGATACTATTTCTTGAGCAACTTCATATAATCCTGCAATCAATCTTGATTTGATAGCATCTTTGACCTGAATTGAATTGTCTTCAAACTGAATGTTTCCCATGTTGATCAATCCTTTCGCACCACCATACTACAATATATTGTGGTTGCTTGCTATATAATCAGGTCAATTTATCAATATGTGGTATAGAATAAGAAAAGCACCGTTCAAGGTGCTTTCTCAATGATGTTATAAATCTGTGACACTGACAGATTATATTTTTCTTTCAGATCTGGAACACTGACACCTGCATCATAATCATTCCGGATCCGTTGGTTCCGGTCATCCTTATCCAGATATTCCGGATCCTTTGGAAAGATAATCCGTTCACCTGCAAACACATTGCAGATTGATTGATAATCTTCCTTGCCTATTAGATTTTTCAAGGTCTTCAATCGGTGATTATTCCTTGACAATACGCATCACAACCTTTCTGAATTATGTTCCTGATAATTCCGGATCCCTGAATTCCTTGGATTCGGAAACATTTTTGCATATTACGTGCATACTGTTTATGCAATCACAAGTTCAATCCGGTATGAATCGCCGGAATAATCGCAATGTGATAATCTGGAACCTGAATGATCACCAGTCGGAAAGTCACACCCACCTTCAGGAATTCCATGTATATTATGTTTATGTATTTCACCACAATAAGGGCATACCACATACATGGATGATGGTGTAACCAATATCGGTTTTACATTATATGTACCATCATCATTCTTTATAGTGCGATCATCAACTACCTTGACACGTCTTCCATCCTTGACTTCTTTCACATGACCGGACTGAATCAACTGCATATATAGTTTTGGGTAAGCACTTACTTTTCTTAAAAATTCTTTTCTTGATACTGCTGACATAATTTTCATTCCTTTCTTTCACTGGTTAACAAAAGTCAACATCCGGCGATTGCAGAAATTGCACAATTGCAGAAATTCCTATTTCTTTATATTTTTTATATATAATAGTGTTCTCATGCATAATGTATAAAATAATAAGAAGTTCATACTTTCTGCAATTTCTGCAATTGTTTCGTGTCAACCCTTTTATTTCAACGCATTTCCCAATTGCAGAATAATTGCAGAATTGCACATTATTGTGTCATTTTCACATACATCCGCACAGACTGACCGCCTATTGTCTTTTGTTTGCTTTCAACACCGTACAAAGATTTTAGCGATCTTCCGAATTGATTCTTACTTTCCGGACTGTATGCGTTATCATGACACCATGCGGAATAAGCAAGATATATTGTCTTTGCGTCTTCCTTGAACAGATATCCTTCTTCCATATCCCTGAAGAAACCGATGACCGGATTATTGTATTCTTCATAATCATCCAGTTCCTTTTGAACCTTGGAAGACTTGGTGAACCGTTTCTGATCCAGTAACCGCTTCAGACCTTCAACACCAACCTTGATGAAATACTCCATTGCAGATTGCGTGAATAATTTCCTTTTGATGTCTGGATCAAAATCAGGATCATCTTCACTGAATACTGCATCAAACGGAACAATCACCAACCGCCTGATGACCGCACCGGTTTTATCTCTGATCCGTGGCATACTGTTTGCGCTGAAAATCAGTTTCACATATGGATTGAAGTCAAACAGATCCTGACCTTTGTTTTCCGCTTGGATCCTTTCACCTGAAACAATCTTCTTGAACAATGATGCATCCGGTATGAATTCATCACTGATATCATCACCAATGTTTGCAAGTTTCTTGAATAGTGTTGCTTTACTGAAGCGGTCACCAAGGTTCTTCAGATCCATTGCAGAAACATTATCATCACCAAGGATCCGGTTCAGTATTCCGATGAATGTTGATTTACCGTTGGATTTCTCACCGATCAGAATAAAAGCCTTTTGGAACACATTTTGTCTGTAAAAGCAATAACCAATACATTCTTCAAGTAAAGACCGGATATCTGGATCACCGCAACTGATACGGTTCAATACACCATCTGCATCCGAATCATACGCATCCGGATTATAGTCCCACGGTATTTTGTTCGTTATGACATATTCCGGACTGAATTGAAAGAAGTCATCCGTGTTGATATTCAGTACTCCGTTCTGAAATGCAATCAGTTCTGATGATGCCGGAACCGCATTGTTGCACATCAGATCAAGATATTTCATGACTTCTTTTCTTTTCGCATCATTCAATGTCGGTATTTCTTTCTGCATCACCTGACCGATCAGGGTATGGTTGCAGATATATGTTCCGTTGTGGTACACATGAACCCTTCCATCAACCTTGATGAAGTTATATGACCTGATCAGATACTCACCGAACACATTATGAAGAAATGTTTTACCTTTGAAGAATACTGGTTTAGCAAAAGCATCATCACGCAAGATTGTTTCCAGTTCACGATCTGACAAAGGATCTTTCAGAACATATTTGTTGATCATCCTGATTGTTTCCTTGGTTTCATCCTTGGTTAATCCGGCAGATTGCAAAACCAATTCATAACTGAACAATGCTGAATTCCTTCCGTCACCGTCTTTCATGTTCAGAAGATCCGTGTCCGTCTTCACTGGTAACAACCACACTGGAAGATCCTGATAGTTTTGATTGTCGGTGTTCCATTCTTCAAAGCGTTCTTCACCGTTGGTCTTTAGGACTTCATATTGATTCTTGGTTCCGATCTTGATATCAACCGTCAATCCGATTGCAGTTTTACAATGTGTGTAACACTGATCAACACCCTTGTTTCTGAAAAGAAAATGCTTTCCTCTGGATGTCTGAAGAACCCTGCAATCCAATTGAAGGTCTTCCACAATGTCCATCAGTATTTCAGCTTGATCAGAATCATCAATATCAACCATGATTGTTTCATCATTCAAGATACCTGCATATTCCGGAAGATCTTTGACCTGATCCAGTGTCATCAGTTCCTTGGGTGATTTACCTTTGAAGGGTATGGTGCATTGTTTGTTCTTCGTCGGAACATAACCTTTATACAGATCCATTGTCATCACCTTCCTGAATGATGTCACGCACATCAACACCAAGAGCCTTTGCAATCCTTCCGATTGTTGCAGGTCTTGGTGTGCTTTCACCCTTCCTGATTGATCTAAATGCAGTTTCAGATATGTTTGCCTTTTCACATAGGTCTTTCAACATCATCTGATTTTCCGCAAGTGCCAACCTTAACTTTTCGTTATCAATTACCATTTCTTTTTAACCTTCCTTTCTTGGTAAACTTTTGCTTGACACCCCTATTACTTGGTGCTATATTGAGTGTAACACATAGATAACTTGGTTTCAATATCAAATATTTTTGCTATTACACCAAGGAAACTATTTCATATATAGTCAACCTTTGTTAGAATGGGTGCAGAGGTGGCAATGTATGAACATAGGATCAAACATCAAAGCCATCAGGAAAAAGAAAGGAATAACACAAAAGGCACTTGCAGATAAAACCGGATTATCCGTCAATGCAATCCAATCATATGAATACGGAAGTTATTCACCAAAGTTTGAAACTCTTTTGAAGATTGCAGATGCATTGCAGGTACAACCGGATGAACTTGATCCATCATGCAGGTGGGATGATCTGTTTACACAACAAGAACATTTCCTTGCGGATATAAAGATATCTGAATTGGTT